TAGAGGCTTTTATTAAATTGGGACGAAAAGATCCTGTAGGATATGCTGATGAAACAGGTCCTGTAAGTTGGGAACACGTAGTAAATGAAGTAACAAAAGTTTTAGAAACACATAATAATTAAATTATGAAAAGATACCCTGTATTATTTATTAAGTGGATATCCAATAAATTTGGATACAAGATTGCAATGCTTAAAGCAGCAAACGGAACAACAACTGTTGAAGGCAATATTGAACTATTAAAGTATGTTGATATTTCCGGATATTTCTTTAAGAAAGAACCACTTAAAAGGACATTCCCTAAATTTGTAGAACCGGAACCAATTAAACCACTAACATCAGAACAACTTAAAGATTTAGGATTAAAAAAATAATAAAATGGCAAAATATACTAGTACAAAATTATTTGATGGATACTCAACAGTATTTCGTCAATGGAAAGCAGAAGATACACATTGCAGATTCCTACATGGATATGCTATATCTTTTAGAGTATGGTTTGAAGGTGAATTAGATCATAGAAATTGGGTATGGGATTTTGGTGGAATGAAAAGATCCAAAACTAAAATTTCTGGAATGTCTCCAAAAGATTATTTTTCATTTTTATTAGACCACACAACAGTTGTAGCTATAGATGATCCATACTTAAAGAAATTTCAACAAATGGATGAAGATGGTATCATACAGTTACGCATACTACCAGCAACAGGATGTGAAAAATTTGCAGAACATTTATATTATATAATCAATGCATTCTTAAAAGAAGAAACACAAGGTAGAGTAAAAGCAATAAAAGTAGAAGTTTATGAACACGAAAAAAACAGTGCAAGCTATGGACAATAATTATTATACGACAACCACCACTTTTGGTGACATTAAATTTACATATATTTTAACAAAATAGCGACTTTGACATATTTTTGCCATATGTATAATCATGGATCGCACCAAAATTTACTATTTGCATTATGGAGATAATGTGCCAATTTATGTAGGAAAAACCGTAAGAATTCAAGGCAGAATGGGAGCTCATAGATCTAAATTTGGTCAAAATATAATTTTAGAAGTTGTTGATAATGTATTAACATCCGAATGGAAATTTTGGGAAAGTTATTGGATAGAGCAATTCAAGCAATGGGGTTTTAAGTTAGAAAATAAAAACAATGGTGGAGGTGGAATGACTCATTTTATTTCTTCTCCTGAACGTGGATTAAAAATTAGTATAGCTAACAAAGGAAGAACAATGGCACATAAAGGAAAACCATTTACTGAAGAACATAAACAAAAAATTAAAGCAACCAGAGAATTCTTAAAATCTCGACCAAATACCTGGCAATCCCTCCCAGTAGTCCAATATGATCTGAGTGGAAATTTTATAAGAAACTTTGTTTCCCAAAAAGAAGCTAGTATATTTATGGGAATTAAAGGAGATGGAGTTGGAGCCTGTTGTAGAGGAAAACAAAAATCCGCCTATGGTTATGTATGGAAATTTAAAAACAAAGAAAAAATAAAATAAAATGAAAGAAATACTATATTTTTCAAGTACGTGGTGTGGACCGTGCAAAAATTTTAAACCTATTATGGAAAGCGTAAGTGCTTCTATTCCTGTTCAATTTGTAGATATTGATGAAAATCCTCAATTAGCTACCCAATACAATATTAGAAGTATACCTACTTTAATATTTTTAAAGGATGGACAAGAAGTTAACAAAAAACCAGGAGTTTTAAGTGAATCACAAGTAAAAGAAATATGGAATCAAATTTAGGAAGAATAGAAGATTACAACAAAACATTACCTATACTTGAATTATATAGATGTGTTCAAAGCGAGGGTTCTCGTTTTGGAAGACCCACTATTGCAGTTCGCACAACTGGATGCACACATCGATGCTACTTTGGAGAAGGTGGATGGTGCGACAGCTGGTATACAAGTATACACCCAGAAAAAGGAACATTTTGCTTTAACGATATTATTAAAATATATGACGAAAATCCTCATATAAAAGAAATGATGTTAACAGGAGGAAGTCCAACTATGCATCCAAAATTAGTAAACGAATTAACACACTTTGCACATGAAAGAGATATACTCATTACTATTGAAACTGAAGGTAGCCATTTCGTACCTACCGACTATCCTATTGGCCTTATATCTCTCAGTCCAAAGTTTGGTAATTCTATACCCGTACTCGGTGCTGTTACGCCTCAAGGAGCGATTGTGGATCAAAGAATGATTGATCAACATAACAAGTTTAGAATGAAGCTTGCTACAATGAGCCAGATGATTCACTTCCATACAGATTACCATTTTAAACCAGTATGGGATGGAACGGACAAGAATCTACAAGAAATTGAAAACATTCGCACTCTACTTAATATTCCAAAAGACAAAACATACATTATGCCTGCTGGAGATACTAGAGAAACATTAATTAAAATGTATCCACTTGTATTTGAAATGTGTGCTGAAAAAGGATATAACATGACAGGGCGTGATCACATCATTGCCTTTGACACAAAACGCATGGTATGACAGAAAAACGTTATGTTAGTTGGAATGAAATAGATGAATTAGTTAATTCACTAGCCCAGCAAATTGCCCAATCAGGAATTCAAATTGAAAATATTTTTGGATTACAGAGAGGAGGACTTATACCAGCGGTTATGATTTCCCATAAACTAGGAATACCAATGACTAAAGGAACTATTTCCCCAAATACATTAATTATAGATGATATTTGTGATAGTGGAGTTACATTTGCTAATTTTTTTGAAACGCATCAAAAAGAATATGCTTTTCCATTTAATTTAAACTTTGCATGTTTACATTATAAACCACAAACTTCTGTATTTAAACCTACATTTTATTCTAGTATTTGGAATTCAAATGATTGGATAGTTTATCCGTGGGAAAGAGAAGATTCAAATACTATTCAAGATTACAAATTTTAATAATTTTTTTATTTACTCCCATTAAGATTTAATATATGTATAATAAAAAGTACATATGCCTAATCCTTATATTTTTAAAACTAGAGCGTTAGGTCCTAATGCAAAAAATTCTACCTTAACATTTGATGAATTAGATAATAGTTTATTATTTTTATCATCCTCAATTGGAACATTAAATGGATTAAATTCTTTTTTTGTACAAGCTAATGGAACTCCATTACAAAATGGCTACTCTTTAATTGATTCTTATAATACTGCAAAAACCACTTTCCCAACAGGATCAAATAGATATGCAGTTTTATTAGGTCCTGGAAACTATGAATTTACTCAAAGTTTTAACATTAATACTCCATATATTGATGTTGTATCCCTTACAGGGTACAAAGACGTATACATCACAGGCAGTAATACTATTCAAGTTAGTGCGGATAATGTATATGTAAGAGGAATTGATGTAGGAAGTAAAAACTTTACAATAACATCTTCTTTACCAAACACAATCTTTAAAAATTGCAAAGGTGGAGATTCTAGTTTTGGAGGAAGTATTAGTTCATCCCCTTATATCATATCAAGCACATTTATAGATTGTGAAGGAGGATCTAATAGTTTTACTGGTGAATTTGGAACTGCAGAGGGTACTTTTACAAACTGTATAGGAGGAAATAATTCATTTGGATTCGATTGTGCTGGTATATTTAATAATTGTCAAGGTGGAGATTTTTCATTTGGGGGATTAGTAGGAACAATAGAAGCAGATTGTTTAATAAAAGATTGTATTGGAAGATCAAGTAGTTTTTCCCCTAATGGGTTCATAGATGGAATCCTACAAAATTGCACTTTAATTTTAGGTGATTTTACCCCACATATACTTGCCCTTTCTAACTCAGGAAAAATTATTGATTGTAAAGGTAATCCTGATAATTCTATAACAAATATCCTTTAAAAACATTTATAATTCTAAATAAAAAAACAATAATAATAATATGAATAGTAATTCCATTTTAAAATATGATCTTGTTAAAGATCTAATTTATTTTTCTAAGACTCAAACCCCAGGACTAGCAGATTTTATTAAAGATTATACTAGTAGCAGTCCAGAAACTGTT